CTAAAGGCGCACCTTGCTGCCTTTTCCGTCACGTTTTCCAATTTTCAGCCGGTTTAAGTGGACCTCTTTTTCCTTGTAAGTGATGATGGGATCCTCACCTAATAAGTGCACCGCCTCCAGTTCTTCGCCAGGAGCCAGCTTGATCCCCCTTACCCCTCTTGCATTTTTTTTCATCTCAGGGATTTCCTCTGTCTGGAATCGTAAAAATACGCCTGCCGACGTCTGAAGCACCACATCTGTCTGCCCGTTTACAAGCTGGACATTTAAGAGCATGTCGTCATCAGTAAGCTTTGTGGCAGCCACGGTCCTGTTATTGGTTTCAAATTCTTCTCCGGGCACCTGCTTTACAAGGGCCTGCTTTGTGGCGAACAGGAATTTATGCCCTTTAAGCCCTGCTCCATGGCCCAAGTACACGATCCCTTCCCTGGTTCCGTCAAACTTGCTTAAGTTATCAATGGGCGTTCCCTTATCCCGCAGCTTTCCGTTTGGAATATCCTGGATCTTCACCTGATGCAAATTTCCTGTATTGGTAAAGATGCAGATCTTGTCCGTGTTTAAACAGTTTACCACATATGGATTCTCTGTTTCAATGGTTTCTTTATTTCTGTCATACGTCGCTTTATCCAGGACCTTACAGTAGCCGAAACGGTCCATGACAAAAGTCACCTCAGACACGGCAACAGCTGTTTCATCATAGACGGCTTCTTTTCCGTCCTCGATCAAGGTTCTCCGGGGAGTGGCATATTCCTGTTTGATCCGGGCTAAGTCATCCTTGATCACCGTGTCCATATTTTTCCGGCTGGAGAGGATTTTTTCATATTCCGCAATTTTAGCCAACGTTTCCTTATACTCCTTTTCCAACTGAAGGATTTCCAGGCCGATCAGCTTGTAAAGGCGCATTTCTAATATGGCTGTGGCCTGTTTCTCTGTAAAATGCAGGGTCTTTGCATCCTCCTCAAATCCCTTGACCCTGAAATTGATGTTTGAAATGTCTCCGGTCATGAGGCAGTTTTTTGCGTCTTTTAAGTTTTTGGAACCCCTTAAAACTGCAATAATCAAGTCAATGATGTCGCAGGCCTTAATAAGGCCTTCCTTGATTTCCTTTTTTTCCAGCTCTTTTTCCAAAAGACTCTGGTATTTTCTGGTGGCATTTTTATACTGGAAATCCAGGTAGTTTTTAAGGATCCCCTTTAAGTTCAGCGTTTCCGGCTTGCCGTCCGCAATGGCCAGCATGTTGACTCCAAAGGTGTCTTCCAGCTTTGTCTTCTTATAGAGGATGTTGCGGATTTTTTCTACATCCGCATCCTTTCGCAGCTCCAGGACGATCCGGATTCCATCCTTGTTGGACTGGTTTGAAATGTCCACCACATCCCCCAGCTTCTTGCTTTCCACCAGCTCGGCTACATCCACCAGGAATTTATTGATCCCGGCTCCCACCATGGTATAAGGGATTTCCGTGATCACCAGCTTGTCCTTATCCGCTTTCCTTTTTCCCAGCTCCACCTCAATCTTTCCCCGGAGCTTGATCTTTCCTGCTCCCGTTTCATAAATGGCGGGCAGATCGCTCTTATTGGCTATAATGCCGCCTGTGGGAAAATCCGGACCAGGCAGGTATTCCATCAGCTCCCTGATGGAAATATCCGGATTGTCAATATAAGCCTGTACCGCGTCAATGACTTCCCCCAGGTTATGGGACGGGATGCTGGTGCTCATTCCTACCGCAATGCCTTCGGCTCCATTTATTAAGAGATTCGGCACCCGGACCGGCAGGACCTCAGGTTCCTTTTCCGTTTCATCGTAATTGGGAACAAAGTCAACCGTTTTATCTAAATCCTTTAAATAGACTTCCTCTGCAAATTTTTCCAGCCTAGCTTCCGTGTAACGCATGGCCGCCGCCCCGTCCCCTTCAATGGAACCGAAGTTTCCGTGGCCGTTTACCAGAGGCATTCCCTTCTTAAATATCTGGGACATAACCACCAGGGTTTCATATATGGAGCTGTCGCCATGGGGATGGTACTTACCCATGGTATCACCCACGATACGGGCCGACTTTCTGTGAGGCTTATCGTGGTTTAAGCGAAGCTCGCTCATATCATATAATACACGCCGTTGTACCGGCTTTAATCCGTCTCTTGCATCCGGGATCGCTCTGGCTGTGATGACACTCATGGAATAGTTCATGTAGCTCTTCTGCATTTCCTCGGAGTATTCTGTTTTAATGATTTTTTCTGCCATATTTCCTCATCGCCTCCTTATGCGTCTATCTCAGCTTCATCCGCATGTTCATAGATAAACAGCCGTCTTGGAAGCACGTCACTGCCCATGAGCATTTCCGTTATTTCCGAAGCCATGCGGGCGTCCTCGATTTCCACCTGCTTTAACACACGCCGTTCCGGGTCAAGGGTCGTTTCCCAGAGCTGTTCGGCATCCATTTCACCAAGGCCCTTATAACGCTGTAAGGTAAATTCCCCAGTGTGGGTCCTGCGGTAGCGCTCCAGCTCCTTTTCATCGTAAAGGTACTGTTCCTGCCCCCGCTTGGGAATGACCTTAAACAGCGGCGGCATGGCGATAAACACGTGGCCGTCATAAATCAGCTCCGGCATAAAGCGGTATAAAAAAGTGAGAAGAAGGGTATCGATATGGCTTCCATCCACATCCGCATCAGTCATGAGGATGATCTTATGATACCGCAGCTTTGAAATGTCAAAATCATTGCCATAGCCTTCGGAAAATCCGCAGCCAAAGGCGTTTATCATGGTCTTGATCTCCGCATTTGCCAAAACCTTATCCATAGAGGCCTTCTCCACATTTAAAATCTTTCCCCGTATGGGAAGAATGGCCTGATACTGCCGGTTCCGGGCAGTTTTTGCGGAGCCTCCGGCGGAATCTCCCTCTACGATAAAGATTTCGCATTTTTCTGCCTCCCGGCTTTCACAGTTTGCCAGCTTTCCGTTGCTGTCAAAGGAAAATCTGGATTTGGAAAGCATGTTGGTCTTGGCTTTTTCCTCTGCCTTCCGGATCTTTGCAGACTTTTCCGCACAGCTGATGACTGCTTTTAAAACCTCTAAATTACGGTCAAAATACCGCTGCAGCTCGTCGCCGGTCACGGTGAATACCGCTTTAGTGGCATCCGCACTGGCCAGCTTTGTCTTTGTCTGCCCTTCAAAAATCGGGTCCGGATGCTTAACCGCAACAACGGCTGTCAGGCCGTTTCTTGTATCGGCTCCTGTAAAGTTGGTATCTTTTTCCTTTAAAACACCAAGCTCTCTTGCATAGGTGTTAATCATCTGGGTGAAACGGGTCTTAAAACCTGCCAGGTGGGTTCCCCCTTCCTGGGTGAAAATATTGTTGCAGAAACCCAGGATATTCTCTTCAAAGGTGTCCACAAACTGCAGAGCCACTTCAATTTCCACCTTGTCCATTGTTCCCTTAAAATATATCGGATCATGGACTGCTTCTTTTCCGGTATTTAATTCCCTTACATAGGCGATGATCCCATCCGGTTCATGATAGACGATGGTCTCCTCTTCGCCCTGCCGTTTGTTCATATAGATGATTCTCAGGGCCGGATTTAAATAGGCGGTTTCATGAAGACGGCTTTTCAGCCAGTCCGCCTTAAAACGCGTTTTCTCAAAGATCTCCCCATCCGGCAGGAAATTGATCTCTGTTCCCGTTTCCTTTGTTTTTCCTAACGTGGGAAGCAGGCCATCCACCAGTTCGACCGTTGGTATGCCCCGCTCATACTCATCATAATGAATCAGACCATTTTTATATACTTTGATTTTCATGTGGGCGGACAGGGCATTTACCACGGAAGAGCCCACTCCGTGAAGACCGCCGCTGGTTTTGTAGGCATCGTTATCAAATTTGCCGCCTGCATGAAGCGTAGACAAAACCACACGCTCTGCCGATACGCCTTTGGTGTGCATTTCCACCGGAATTCCCCGGCCTGCATCCTTAACGGTGCAGGACCCGTCTGCTTCCAGGGTCACCCATATCTGATCGCAGTAACCGGCCAGATGCTCGTCCACCGCATTGTCTACAATCTCATATATCAAATGATTCAATCCCTTTGTCCCAACGCTGCCTATATACATGCCCGGACGTTTCCGCACCGCTTCAAGACCTTCCAGTACGGTAATACTGTCCGCATTATACTGTGCTTTTGCCATGATACTCCTCCACATCTAGTATTGTCATTTCCCATTATACAATGCCTTTTCCATATTTGGCAAGTTACTGGCAATTTTTTTGCTAAATTTCATAAAAAAGTATTGAATTTTCCTGACCCCCTATGCTATAATATAAAACGTGTCAAATAACACTAAGCAGATATAGTTCATTGGTAGAACATCAGCTTCCCAAGCTGAGGAGGCGGGTCCGATTCCCGTTATCTGCTCTAAACCTTTTATTTACAAGGAAAAAGAGGGCTTCCAAAATAATTTGGATAGTCCTCTTTTTTTGACTTGACACCACTTTGACACCACTTCTATTTTTTTACAGTATTTTTTCGATCTTTTTCATTTCCTCGGCTTTCGTATCTGGCAGTACATGCGAATATAAATCTGCAGTCATGGCAAGGCTGCTATGGCCTAAGATCACCTGCATGACCTTTAACGGAATTCCCTGTTCCAGGCCTCTTGTGGCAAATGTATGGCGTAAGGTATGTGGAGTTATCGGATCAAATTCCATACCATCTTTCTTGATCTTATTGGCGATTTTTTTCATGTCTACCCGGATCCCAGTATCCCAAAATGCTCCACCATCTTCATAAGTTAAGACCATATTTTTTAGGTTATCTTCTTCTTTCCATTTTTCGCCCAGTTTTAACCGGTTTTCAAGCTGCCTATGCCTGATATTTTTCAGAAGTTCTTCTATATTATTAAGCATTGGTATATCTCTCCGGCTGCTCTCTGTCTTCGGGCTATCCTTGTACCGGCCTGATCCCTCACGAAGATATACCAGGGTCCCTGTTACATGGATCAGTTTATTCTTCCAATCAATATCAGACCATTGCAAGCCCGTTATCTCATTGACACGCATGCCCGTTGATAAAGCCATTACATAGAAATTATAGTATACAGACCCTTTTGCATATTTCAAAAAAGTATGCTGCTCTTCCAGTGACATTACTCTCTTTTCATTCTGGTTCTTTTTCCTGTATTTAGGAAAAACCAAAGCGTCAGCCGGATTACTTATTATCAGCTTATTTTTTTGTGCCTGATTGAACATTCCCGATAAAATAACAAATGCAAAATTAACACGTGACTTAGAAAACCCTTTCTTGTAAAGGTCATTAATGATTTTCTGTAAGGCCTGGGGCTGTATGTCCGTCACTTTCCTTTTTCCTAAAACCGGCCCAATGTAGCTTGAATATGTCTGTTTATACGTCTGTATCGTTGAGGCTTTGCTTGTATTGTTCTTATATTGTTCCAACCATGTTTCAAACCAGGCAGAAACCGTAATATCTTTAGGCTTGCAGAAAATACCATGCTTTAACTCATATTTCATGTTTTCCATTTTCTCCAGCAAGTCTTTCATATTTATATCATATATGGTATACCTCTCCCCATCATACTGAAAGCGGGCCATGTATCTCCCGTCAGAACGCAGGGTAATCCCTTTCGGTAACGGCTTCCCGTTCTTATCTACTGCCATATTATTTTACTCCTTATAAGGAATGCAACAATATAATTGCTATATGCTGCATTCCCTCAATATTTTTCAACATGAAGGTTCTCTCTATTTTTCCTCTTGATCCTGGAAAAGAAGTTCGGCAACGTCCCGATCACAGTTATGCTTATCCATAATCTCATACAATTTGAGTTCCTGGGCCACATCATCGTCCTGGTGCTTTATGGCCTTAAGCTGCCCCTTTACCTCTTGTAATTCCTCCATAGCCTTGTCATAGTTTTCTATCATGCAGTTGTACTGCTCAACAGGCACAAGAATCATTTTCTGCATACTCTTCCCTCATTTCCGTCTGCTTACCGTGGATTAATAAATCTATTAATTTGTTACTACACTGCTGTAATGCATCTCCACCGCCCAACTTCTCGACCTCTTTTAACAATAGCGGTCTAAGGGCTTTAAGTTCTTCTAAATTGAGACTACATAACAGCTCAACCATTTTATATGTTGATCTTTTTTCTTCAATCATTTCAAATCCCCCTGTTTTCCCTCTGGAAACTGTACATGAGTATCTTCTGCTTCACCAGTAATATTTACGGCGTTTTTCAGTTCTTCCAGACTTTTACAAAGGTTCAGCACTAAATCACCAATAATACAAACCTTCACACCTGCATCGTCATAATAATGAGACAAGATTTTCCATGTATCCACTTCGGATATGACTTCTTCGCAAAAATAGCTTTCAAATAAATCACCAATCATCACTTGAATTTTTCGGACCGATGTCTCAATATCCAAGATTTTTTTATCAATAATCGCTTCTCTTGTCATTTCCAAATCCTCTCCTTTACATTTGGGGTTGCAAAGGGATAAATCTGTGCTATAATCAGAGTATCCCTTTTGCATGGTGTGTGAACGGGTTGAATTTTTTTATTAGCCCTGTGCGTTTGCCGATGCATGGGGTTTTTACATTTGGTGTGTGATCTGGCAGCAGGTCCATGTAATTGCCGTTACTCACTGCTGCTTGTTATTCTTTTATTGGCCCTGAGCACTTACAGGCCTGTTATGCTACGGTAAACCGCTTTTCGCTTGTCTGACTCATGTACTGGCTGTAAAGCGTCTTGTGCTCTTTCTGGAAGCTCTTGGAATCGAATCGGTTCTTGATGATTGTTTTCCACTGTACCAGGAAAGCCCCGGCCTTTAATTCCTCGGCTCCTCTTGCATGCATTTCCTTCTTGATTTCCTCTTTCAGCTTATCCGCTTCTGCCTTAAGCGCTGTCTGCTGCTCTTCAATGGCCTTTAACTTTTTTACTCTGTTTACAATGGCTCTTTCTCCCATGTAGTTGATCTCCTTTCCTTCTGGTGGATTCTTACCGGGCTATTGTTCGCCAGTCTTGGCACCTCCTCACCGGGATTGAATCCTTGTACCGTTCCGGTAATCTTCCTGACTATTGGTTTTGCCTTGGCTCACTCACAGGGATATTGACCGGAATTTCATAACCTTTTCGGGGGTATCGGTGCTTTGTTGTTTTGTTATCTTATGTACTTATTATATTATATGTGTACGCATATATCAATAGTGATATTAACCAAATGTGTACGTATATATTTGTGTAATTTTATATGTGTACACATTGTTGATTTTATGCTATACTCTTATTGTAAGGTGGAGTAGGTGACATCATTTTTAATGTCCAAATGGCTACAATAGTATGAAAGGCGGTGAAGCATGACACTAACCGAAGCACAAAAGCGCGCAAATATGAAATACCGGAAAGAAAATGTTAAGCGTATCCCTCTTGACGTTCAGAGGGACAAATACGATAATATCAAATCTGCTGCTGAGGCATCTAACGAAAAGATAAACAGCTATATCAAAAAAGCAATTGATATGAGAATGGAGTTGGAGGGATTTTTTAAACCGGAAGAACAATTATGACAAGGAGGACTGCCCATAATTGCATTGTAAGCTCTTGATTTTGAATTGCAGATATGCTATATTAGAATTACAAAAGGAACAACCGCCCCCTACAAGGGGTTGGCCATGAATAAGATAGAAAATTCCACCCTCAAACCGACCAAAGTTTACAAGGGTGGTTTTTCTATGCCTGTTTCCAGGACTTTATAGAAAAACGCTACTTACAATTAACGAAAATAAAGGTAAGTAATGCGACTATGAACATACCAAAGGCCATCAGGTCTTTAAAGTCATATTTCATCCGCACCACCTCCCATCTATGTATGATGGAAGGCCAACGCCCTTGCAGTGACACGATTGTTCCATGCCACTATGGTAACATATCCCATTTCAATGTGCAATTACTTTTACCGACAGCTGGCCCTTACCAGCTAACGTTGTATTTAGCAACTTTAGAATTTGTAACTATCTCCCCTTTGGCAGTAGGCCACAACGGTTCTGCTGCCGTTTTCTTCCCCTCCCCTTCTGTAGTGCCTCTATGTGCTCTGCATTTGCCGTTTCCTGCCTTTCAATATCCTTAAGCGAGATTTGCCACGAACGCATGTCAATGGCCTATTCCTTATCGCTTGCCTGTTTACCAGCCCTGAAAGAAACTAAACCAAGCAGCGTTGATTTCCCATTCTATTCCAGGTGTTTCCATATATGAGGACTATCCTATTTTAGATACTGGCCATTACCACAAAGCCAGCGGTACGCTTTTCGTACTTCCCACACAAAGGTGCGAACAATCCCTTAATCCGATCTTCGGTTACCAGAAGGGGTATCAATCCGTGACCCCATTCAACTATATTGTTGACCCTCCCTCAATTCGAGGGATAGTTGATCCATCAAGCAAACGGGCAACTAAGCTATCAATCCCATGGTGGAGAACTCCGCCCTGACAGCTCAAAATTTAGCTATCCTTTTATCTGGGCCGTGCAAAAACTGCGTTGTTATGTGTACGAAGATCCCTCCAGCGTTATTCAGTTTTCGGAAGTTACTAATTGTCACATCTGAATTTTTCAGTTTTATGACTTACTATAGCCCAGTGATGTTAATAATTGTTGTGCGTCTGATGCACGACTTTTTAAATCAACATAATCCGCTTTCAGTAAGAAAATTCTCTCCGGTATTGTGTAATTTTCTAAAGTCAATATCTTTGACATTAGAATTAGTAACCTTAATAACCTGCTTCTTGTTCATTTTGGATATTGCCATTCTTACAGAGCTTTCACCCAGATCCAGACACTTCCCAACGTGATACGGGTTAAATAACGCCTGTTCATTCAATTCAAATACTTCTACTTCATTTCCTTCAAAGATCATTAAATCGATCATATTGCCACCTTTTTTATTTTTCTGCCATTACTTCCAATAGCCATATCTTCCCGGCCGGGAATCTTTCAATATGTGACTTCCAGTAATTGAAAGTACTAAGAGGGATATCGAGCTTCTTCGCCAGCTGAGCATTCGTAAGCTTGTGCTTGATTTTTACTGTGGCTATAAGTATTTTTAATTCATCGGCTCGTTGCATCGCATGACTTTTTTTCACTGTGATTTTCTCTATTGAATTTTAATTTTTATAATCTAATATATTATTTTACGTATATATACCGCCAATAATTGCCTGATGCCTTAAAGTGAATTCGCATGAGGTTACTCATCTCTCGATTCAGATGTAAGCTCCAAACCCGTCCGCTCAAAAAAATACTTCCTGGGAATCCTTCCAGGCCTGATTAAAAAATCTTTTGATTCTAATTCACTGTTTAGTTGTTTTATTATGTTGTATCCAGTACGTTCAGATACTTCCATGATTTCAGCAACTTCCGACGCTTTCATCATTAACTTGCTCACGAATTCACTCCTTTTTTCTCTTTCTTTCTATTTATCAATATGCTCCCCCAAGAGGTGGGTGACATATTGACGTTCCCTTCTTCCTGACTGTGCGAAATTGCGTTGTCCTTTACTCAGCTGAATTTTCGGCTCTGCTTAATTTGGTTTCTTTTCTCCGCAAATGGAGAACTCCACCAGGACTCCTCAAAATTGAGGAGTCCGAATTCTTTACCACAAGAACTACCAGGTATTTCAGTACAACGGAATTTTCCATTCTATTTGATTTTGCTTCTATACGGATCTCCTTATGTAAAAGTATCCCATCACAACGCAATTTTCCGCTCTGACCTGCTGCCCAGCTGCTTCAAACTGTTTTCCTTAACGCTACTTTCTATGCAATCAAGTAAAAAGAAAGTTCCACTATATAGGTTTTAATTTGAGGTTTTCTGAGGTCCCCGGCTGCATTGTAGTCTGCCTTAAAAGGTTGTAACGTTTCGTTTCTTCCCCAGTCTTTCTTATTGGGAAGTAACTATATAGGCCGATAGGTCAACAAATGTCAACATTTTAGATTGATGAAGGTTCTATAAGATAAGCTCATTTAAAAGAATTATCTAGCGACTAAATTGGGGGCCGTGAGATTTTCTACGCAGGCTGTATCTACTTCCTCTTGGTACTTTAGCTATAAATGAAAATACCTCAACATTCTTCAACATTCGCTGTCCATTTAAATAAACCGCTATATGTACAGATATGGCATCATAAGTCATCATTTATTTAAATATTTTGTTCATGGCGGACCCATCAGCTATATAATTAATCATGCAACTATTTGCAACCGTCTGTACGCTATATGGGGTATTCCCGCTATATAGGTTGAAACACCAACAAATGTCAACATTTTCCTACAAACAGTATATTACTCTTGATTGCTCTGAGTCGGCAAAATTGCCGTACCAGCTTATATATTGGCGGCGGAATTTTCCGCCACGAGATTACCGAACGTTTGCAACGTTCGCTTTGCGCTGCATACAAAAGATGCATACAAAATAACCGAAAGATCAATATTAAAGACCATTTTCACCATTTGGATTGTTTTTCAAAAATACAAAATACTAAGATGATTTTAGTACAACGATTCTAGTACAACACTCTGGTATGCGTTCACATTACTAAAAATTCCCGACACCTCTATATCATTTGGATTCCCCGGAAAATCTATATAGCCTTTATCCCAGTTATAAAAGTATCTATCAATGTCATACAGGTCAAGGACATAAAGCAGAATATTCTTCTCCAGCAGCACACTTCTTATTGTCTTATCCGAATATCTCTTATTGAAAGAAAGGGCCTGGATTCGCATGTTTTCCAATCCCTGAAGCTTCTTAAGAATCATTTCCCATGCATCATCATTCTTCCCCTTTGGCTTTGGATATTCGTCATAATGAAACGGTCCCTTTAAAATAATCCCATTTCGGGCAGCCAACCGCTGCATTCGATATCTTATGTATTTGTGGCCGCCTTTCGTTGTATGTGTAAGACCGCTATAAAGCGAATACGGAAGGCATTCCCGGCACAATAGTCTTTCAGAATACAGATAGAGCTTTACACGCCTGCTGCCGCATTTAGGACAACATAGAAAAGGCTTTTCTCCAAATCCGGTCTTTTGATATGTTATTTTTACATGGAACGGCTGATTGTCAATGGAAAGGTATGCATTAGATTGGTCTGTCCGTGATAACTCTGATCCTTTCATAACTTCCATTACGCTCTTTATGTCAATGTAATGCATATCTTCCTTCTTTCACCAACTTCATGAGATTAATATTTTACAGTGTTACCTTGATTTGTGTCTTCATGTAAATATATCAAACTTAATTTTTTACTTTTCACGATACTTTCATTTCATCTCGCCCTCCTTTATTACCAGATTGTCTGCCGGGTAGTTTTCTATGTATTTTTCCAGGTCACTTCCACGAATCTTTCTACGACCCAAATTTAAAGATGGAAGCCGCCCTTGGGTAATTTCCCTGTTTACAAAATCTTTGTTTACCATGAGGAGTTCTGCAGCCTCCCGAACTGTGTACAGCGGTTTATATGGCTCTACCATCTTTCTTACCTCCACTTTACTCTTTATCAAACTGCCAAGGCTCCCGAATATTTAGGATATCTTCCTTCGATGACCTAACGAATCGTTACCTCGTGCCATTACTGCCTTTTCCAACATTGCAGTGAAAATCTTTACCGCGTTGTTGACACTGGCGAGGCGTTCGGCGCGGGCCTTTGCCTGCTTCTTTTCTTCTCTGAGTTCAAAGTATTCATCAATTAATCTGTCGTGAATCTCCCATGCAAGGTCGGAATCCATTATCTTAATCAGTTTCGCGTAGCCACGTTCTGATAACATATAAATGTGATCGGCCTGAGTGATAGACTGCTTTGCATAACCCAAGCTTAAGAGGATTTCTAACGTATCCGCCTCACGGATACCTTTTTTTAAGTCAATGTAATCAACTGATTCTTTAAAACGCTTAATGTTATCTGATATGCGTTCTCTAATTTTATAATTTGGCTGGCCGTGAATCTCTGCAACGGTCTTATCAGACAAGCACTTCTTGTCCTTACCAAATCCTCCAAGCACTACCGGGATGTTAATTCCCATAAAATTCTGTTTTCCTGTTACAGTTAATTCGTTCATGTGTCCTCCTCTTTTAATGTTCTGGCATGTCCACGGTACCTGTGGTTAGCCTTTGTCATCTTCTGCGAGCTTAAGCAGATACTGGTCCCACTTGTTTATATCCACTTGCCATTCATGGCCAACGCGCACCGCAGGAGATCCTTTTTTCTTGAACAAGGTTGCTATTGTGTCGTAGCTCTTCCCATGGCGCTTCATGCAGTCTTTAATTGTTAGAAACTGTTTGTCCACAATTGTTTTTCTCCTTTTTTTGTATATTTCCAGTATATCACAAGACAAAATATATTAAAGTGCGCAGGTAATCATTTTCCCCATGATAATGAAAGTCTGAGCTTTCAATAAAATAGTCACTGACGTTAAACTTTACGTCAGTCATCCATGCTAAAACTCAAAACTCAGAAAAAGCATGAGAGGACTACAAATAAATTTTTATTTGTATCGCCCCTCAAATCTGAGGGCTGCTCTTTCCGTTGCACTGGTCCATGTCTGATTAAATCTTTCAAATCCGGTTCCACTTATTCCCATGTTGTAGATCACCTCATTCTCCGGCAGAAATGGCCGTAGTTTATTGGCATTATGCGGCTTCCGTAATTCTCGCAATGCTTTAAGCTCTTCTTTCCGAACCTCACTGCACCCAACCCGCATTTCTTCCCCTGCCGCCGTCATACTCATTTTGTCCTGATAGCGTTTCCGTATAACCTCCGGCTGTCTGCCCGGCAAGCCATCCACCATTTCCCAAAGCACCGCACTAAGCTGCTCCTGCTGAATGCGTTCAAGCGTATCCTCTTCCATGTCCTCACCGGAGGGGATAACATCTCCTACCGTGTATTCTCCCTCTTCCAGGTTCTTTACAGGTGCGTTCAGGCTTGTCATATTTGCCGTAGCGGCGTTTTTATGTATTTCCCTTACTTGTTCTATGCTTAATCCCATGAAATAGGCTGTTTCGTCCTCTGCAGGCTCCCGGTCATGTTCTTTCATGAAAGAATCATGAAACTGCTTATATTGCCTTAATAGGACCTGTATATGGGAAGGAAGCCGCAGGCAGCAGGAGTAATTTTCTATGTACCGCTGTATGCGCTGAATGATCCAGGGCTTTGCATAGGTGAGGAATTTATAGCCAGTATCCGGGGCATAACCGTCAATGGCATCGTACAAGGCAAGATAGCCCTCTTGCTCTAAATCCTCAATTTCTTCCCGTCCATGATACTTCCAGGCAATAGAATTAATAAAGGCCTTTACCTGCTCATATAGGGCAAGCATATTCTCCGCCGGATCAATACCAGCCTTGATCCTGATTACAAGTTCCTCGTTTGTCATGTCCTGCTGCCTCCTTGCATTTAACAATATAGGTTGAAACTTAAACTTTTTTCAACATCATTCTCAAACAGTACGAGAGATGACTGGTTTTCGGCTCACCCACCCCGAGCAACCTGCCTTTCATAGCTTTGTAGGGATGTGCATATTATGCATATCTAAATTTTAACCATTAAAACCTGTTTATCATTGAAGTTTCGGTAAGAACTTTTTCACCTGCGTTGTTTAATTTTCGGATGTCCAAGATATGGACATCCGAAGTCTTTAGCATAATAGCTTGCTTTTTATTCATCTTTGCAAGATAGTTTCTCACTGAACTTTCAGCCAGATCTTAATACCTCCCCATTCAATTCAAATACTTCTACTAAAATAGAAAATGAGATTTTGGGAGGTACTTACCCACCATTCGTTACCATTCTAACGCCTACGCGCTCAGTTTCTTTGTTGTTGTACTTATAAACTAACTGGCCGAACTTTGTGCCATCAATGATCAAGTCTGCCTTTGCGGTACCGTTGCCAATTCCGCCCGCTTCCTTAATGGCTTCTAATACTGCTTGCTTAATCGTCCCCAACGGTGACACAACCTCATAATCCCGGTTGTTGTCTCCCAGAATTGCCGCGAACTCTCCGGCCTTCGGGGGCACCACTGTGCCGGTCGCAAGCCGGGGCATATAGGAGGTATATGCAGCGTAGGCAGATGCCGGATAACCAGAGGAAGAAAAGCCACTTCCAGAGAAAGCCACATGCTTTATATTAAATCCAAAAGATTTCCCGCCGATTTCAGGAACCCAGTCAGGCACATCAAACTTTAATTTATTCAGAATATCAATTATAGAGTTTATTGCATTCGCCGCAATATTCTTCACACCGTCAAACGCACTCTGAAAGCCATTTTTAATCTTTTCAGATAGATTTGTCAGTGGCCGAACAAGATTACTCATTGAATTCTCAAGCCCTTGTATTAATCCCTCAATTAAATATCTGCCGATTGCAGCCATAACCGTAGACGGGGAATGAATTCCGAATAAATCCTTGATCCATTTTATGAATGGTTCAACAATATGTTTCTTGATCCATTCTCCCGGGTTTTCTGAAAACTCTGCAATTCCTTCTGTAATGCCATCCCATAGGGCCTTTCCCACCACTTTCAGCATTGCCCATGCGGCCTTTACCACTGCTAAAGCTATCCGGGCAACTACATCAACAACACTTGTGAAAACGCTCCACCAGTCAACGTTTACAAGGAATTCTCCTAAGTCCTGGCCTATAGCTTCCCAGTCAGTTTCTTTTAATGCTGTACGCAGAGTTTCAAGGAGGCCCAATGCAAAATCACTCAAAGTCTGACCCATATCTGCCCAATCAATATTTGCAAAGAAATTGTTTAGAGTAGTGGAAATTTTCTGTCCTAACCCTGTCCAGTCTATTGTTTGAATAAAATTATGTATGCTGCTTATAATTCCTGATATGGTCTTTCCCAGCGTTTCTCCAAACCTTGCCCAATCAATCCTGTTTATCAGCCCCATTATGCCATCAGCCATAGCTTTCCCAATAGCCGGCCAGTCTGCAGTTGTCACAAAACCATATAACAGGTCTATGTTTGCCTGGATAAAACTCCCGATTGTAGCGCCAAATTTTTTCCAATCCACCTCATAAATAAGCCCATTTAGGCCTTTTGCTAATGCTTCCCCTAACTTCACCCAATCAATCCCATTTAACAGAAGATATAAGGTGTTTACAATCGTATTAATGCCCTTACCCACCATTCTTCCCAGGGAGTCCCAATTAACGGTTGATACCATGGAGTTGAACAGGCTTACAAACCTTGATACGATTTGAGTAATTTTATCCCCCACATTATTCCAGTCAATCAATGAACTGATACGGGCTATTGCTGCATTGATTTTTTGCCCCAATAATTCCCCAATACCGGAGAAATCCTCACTGTTGAACAATTCTCGTATTTTGTCTGCGGCCTTCTGTACATTCTCCGCAACTTCCACTGTTTTAAACATCTGATCCGGTGACGGTCCGGTGTATTCTTCTTTGTCAGTATTCTTGCCCTGTGCCTGTATCAAGGTATCAAATGCAAATGTGGCCTTTTTGGTTTCCTTTGCAGCTTCCCTTGTAGCTTTTTTTGTTGCATCAAGACTTGCTGCATAATCTTCTTGTACCTGTACCGCCTTTACAAAAGTATCTTTCCCGGCCAGAGCTGACAGTATTTGCGAAATCCAGTTGTTTAGCTCCACCATTTTGGATATTAGCCTTGTTAATGCCGGTGTCACAAATTCTATGATGGGCGCAAATGCTGCCGCAAAGCTGTTCTTTAGTGTTGTTAATGATGATTTCAATTCAGAAATTGTCTGGTTGGTCTTATCGGAATATCGGGCGAGATTATCAATTCCCTCTTTTACCGCAGACGTGATTCCATTAATTGCCCGGTAAAACACACTAAATACAAGTGTACGAAAAAGCATACCCAGTAAGTTAAAGCTTTTCCCTGTCTTCTGTGTATTCTTTCTAAGACCTAACAAAGATCTTGCAATTTGCCCGACTGACTTCATTACACTTTTAGCAAGGTTTAACATCTGTCCTGATGCCCTCTTCGCCAACTTACCAAGAGAAGCAAAAGCCGCCTTTCCTGCTGCTGCCATACCTTTCAATGCAGCTCCCGCAATAACAGGAAGCTTACTAAATCCAGATCGTACAATATTGGGAATATTAACAATCGTAGAAATCAAAGTTTTTTTTACTGTGTTCATTCCCCATAAAACAGAATCTTTCAGGCTTACCATTGAGGCCTGACCGGCAGAAGCTGTTGAATTTAGTGAATCAGAAGCCGTTTTCCCTCCACTGGCAATTCCTTTCAATGCTCCCCCTGCCTGCTTTCCCGCATTTGATACGTTTCCCAAAGAAGAGGCCGCCTGCTGGCTTTCAACATCTATTTGATTCATTACAAGTCCTGCCTGCTGCCCATATAGTTGGACTGCCTGCGCATAGTTCCTGATTTGAGCTGCAGACTTACCAAATACCATTTCCATTGCCTTTGGATCATAACCGGAGCCAACACCTTGTGATGATTGCCCTACTTCCTTCATGGACTTTGAGAAAACATCTTTTACTCTGTCACCCGCCTTTTGAGCGCTGGACACTATTTTTTCAAATTCTGATTTTAAATTTCTGGTTCCCTTTTCTGCCCCATCAGTATTTATTTTCGAATCAATAAGTACTGAGCCATCGTATTGCTCCATGTTCCACCACCTTAAATAAAAAGGCCGACAGCTCCCATTTCTGAAAGCCATCGGCACCACTTAGCCATTAACAAGCACCTTTTTGCCTGTCATACTTATATACAATTTTTTTAACTACTTCCAAAATGATAACATCATCTTTACGCTGTTTGATTTCCACCGTATTCCCCCGGCTATGTATTTCTTCTATCACTTTCTGCATCTCTTCATTCATGTTTCCTCAACTCCGGTTATCTTTTTTCTTATATTTCGCCGTATACTTGCCAACCCTTTCCCTGGTGGCTTTCTCCACCTCTTCATTAATCACCTGAAAAGCGGCATCCATAAATGCCTCAAACAGCAGTTGTCTTTCTTTTCCCACAATAGCCATGGGAGATTGGCCGTCAAATATGGTGTCATATACGTCAGATTTAAAAATAAAATTCAGCTTTTCACGAATTACCTGATTAAACTGCTCCAGTACTTCCGAAGTCTTTTCCAATGTAGCATCATCATCAAGCACAACGGTCCCATCTGGATTAAGACTTACATCTTCCAGCCCGTCCTTTTCTTCTCTCAGTTCTTTCATTGCCTGATTAAATCGTTTCACGATGTCAATATCAGTCGGGTTAAACCGGATTACCCTGTCCGGGTCATCGTTAATACAGAAAGATTTATAACCGTCCGAAAAATTGATACTTTGCATTTTATTACTCATTAATATTTCCCTCCATCATTGCTTTCTCATATTGCTTCATTGCTGCTTCGTACTGCTCCTTTTGTTCTCTCAGGCTTTCTGCTCCCCTCTGCAGAGATTCCGATGTTGCCTTAAGAGCGTAAGGCATGGCCTCCTCTACCTGCTTCACGATAGGTTCAAAACCCTTTACTGCCTCCGTTAACCTACCTAAGCACATTGAAATCATATCCCTTTGGTTTTGTGTATTATTCATGCTTCTTTTCCTCCATCTTTTCGTAGATTGCTGCTAATTCGCAGATAATTACGAATAATAAAATACCAATTGCTATCATGTTTTTAAGTTCCTTTCCTCTTTTATTTTCAAGGTCTGAGCCTTTGATTTAGATACTGCTGCAAACCACTACACCCCCCACTCCGTTTTAAGCTGATTAAGAACCTTCATTTCCTCAGATGTATCTTTTCCAGGGTTGCTATCCGGGTGATATACCTTTGAAAGTGTCCGGTAAAACTGCTTAAGAGTGGCTTTGCTCGCCTCATTTTGTTGACCGCCTGCGGAACCATAGCTGTTGGAACTGCTTCCAGTGTAGTTATTATAGAAATTTTCATAATAACTACGGCTCTGTTCTTGGCTCCTACGCTCATATTCACGCCTTTGTTTATAATTCTCTTCGATTCTTTTTAGAGAATCCGAATTCATCAGGTTTCCAAAAACATCATAACAGCACTTATAATCACGCTCAGTAGCCTCGTACTTTTTTATGAATTCATCAACTCTCTGTTGATATTCCTTTAAAATACGTCTGTGTTCTTCCTTCGCCTTATATTCCTCTGTCTGATGAAATTCTGCTTCTACCAGATCAACGATGGGCTGAAACTTCTCATAAATCATGCTTACAAGTTCTTCCTCCGGCAGGCCTATTTCTTTAACCTTATCACTCCATCTGCTGCCACTTATGTAATCACCGATCCAGCTACTACAATCAATGAGATCATAATATCCAATGGTGCATATTACTGTTTGCTTTTTGCAAACTCTGCCACCTTCCCGGAAACTTTTATGGATACTGATGCGGTAAGCCTTCCTGATCTGGCGTTCATAGCACTCTTGGCTATATTGATACCCATAAGAGGTGTAAGATTCTCCATTCATCGTCCAGTTGGTTTTACGTACTTCAATTTCCTTTGGCTCACCCACCGGCACTGTTTTTTTCTCAATTTCCTGAATAACGCAGTACATCCGTTTCCCTTCCCGTAGTTACTGCCTTATAAACTGTAGTAACCACACCTTTTACTACCCATTACTGATTGCTTTTTGTTCTTAAAAGAATCCGCCTAACAGGCAGTAGCCGGTATTCTTTTCTGACTTTGCGAACCAGCGCCATAAAAGGCAGTCTCTGACGCATCTCTTCTTGAATCAACTCCCGGGCACTGACGCATTCTGGTAATTGTAATGACTCTGCTTCCCTGTACAACTCTGTTAAGCGCGAATTACTCATATCCCGCAAGACTTGAGCAGCAATATTAATATTGGCATTTATGGATTCCTTAGAACACATCCACTTGAATGCATCACGAAGAGTATCTTTGCCAATGTAAGCTTCCAGAATGTCCCGACACATCATAATTCCATTAGCAGTAAGACAAAGTCCTGGCATATTAATAAAATCGATTTGTACGTCCTCCATGTCAATCAGATTTGCATCTGCTATGCGATCACAACATAATCCGGCCCATGTTTCCACCTTGTCTATTTTTAAAAGGTTATACACGCTGATCAATGGCGGACTTAAATCCCTCCTTGCTTTGATTGCTGTTAAAGCCTGATCTTTTACTGATTCCATCGTTTTTTCTCCTATCAATCTTTTTCTGTGGTTACTACCTTTTAGCGCGCAGTAACCACGAATTTCACTTCCAGTAAAACCCTATCTCATTGCCTTATCAACATCCACACCCAAATGTTTAAAAAGTTAACATATTGTCAGTCCGACGGCATATAGAAAATCCGCTCCAGCCTGGACTCTGCGATACAAATCTCATGCATTACCCCTTTTGCCCTAGCTTCGTCTTCATACTTTCCAGCCAGTACCGAATTTCGGCTGTAGCGACTCTTTACGTAAATACCACACCCATTCATGCAATCTTCGATATAGCACTCGCTTAATTCAAGGAATCGCCTTGCATCCTGTGTCCTTATCTTCATAAAGATTCCCCTTTCTTTCCAGTTCGTTTAGGATTGTCAAAGATAGTTCTGTTGCAAATTCGCCTGGATATTTCTCCATAATCTCGATGACTTTTTGATTTACAGAATCCCAATATTTAACATCCGTCCTGGAGCCGACCGGCTGCGCATATTTGAATAACTTCCACACATCTGCAAATAAATCAAATTCTTGCTGTAATTGCTCATTCTTCAACATTTTTTCCCCTAATCATCAAATGGTGTCTTTTTAGTCCTTTTAAAGCCTTCCTGTTGCATTATTATGGTACCTTCTCTCTCAACAAACTGCATTGTAGCCCCATCGAATCCGAAAGGTATTTTGCCAAGTTCGCCCTGCCGGTTCTTCTCAACCTTGATTCCCTTTTGACTGATATCATCCGGATCAGTATTCCATAGCAGAATTATAGCACTTGCGTCCTGCTCCACGTCCCCGGATTCGCGAATTTCTGCCATTGACGGTTCTTTGGTATCCCTGCCTTCACTTACCCGGTTTAGCTGGGATAATAAGATTATATGTACCTGTAATTCCATCGCAAGTGATTTAATCGCTTTAGATACGGCACCGACTTCGCTTGCCCGATTACTATACCACGTATCAGATTTCATCAATTGCAGGTAATCAATAACTATGTAATCCAAATCCAGATGTCGGCATTCATTCCTGATGTCGGTTGGCTTCACCGAGCCGCTGCGAACCATCACCTGATACTGACTAATCTTGCTGTTGGCCGCGGACACCTTGGGCTGTTCATCACCTATATAAGCCTGCGCTTTTCGTATCCGCTTTAGCCCGATACCGGTTTCTGACGATAGCATCCTCTCATAAATCTGCTTGTCGGACATTTCCAAGTTATAAAATGCTCCACGCTTGCCGCTGGTTGACAGGCTCCGGATAATCTGCGTCACAAACGCTGACTTTCCAACTGCCGGACGCGCACCTATAACCGTTATGTCCCCCTTTTCCAGTTCCACAAGCATATCATCTAGCCGGGGGAATCCAAGGTTGATACCATTTGATTCATGCTCTGCAAAGTGGCTCCTCTCATGTTCTGCTACAATCTGCACCATGCTCCGTAGCTTTGTATGTTCTGAACTTTTCAGGGCTTCAAGGTCATTCATTAATAATCCAATTTGGTTTTCAATATCAACTGGCAATACTTTAACAGAGTTTAATATAGCCAATAACTGTGCAGCCTTGTAATTACTGGTCAGTACATCCGCATAACTCCTTATCTCTGTTGTGGTCATTGTTGAGTTGATACACTCTCTCAGTCCATCAAGGATAATGTTTTCAGGATATCCATATCCTTGTAGCCTCTGAGACAGACTTACAAGATTAATTCGTTCACCAGTATCATACATCCTGACAATTTCAATATAAACTTTTTGGTATAGTTCCTCCCGGAACATCTCCGGCCTGAGTTCATCATAAACGGTGTTAATTGAGTTGATATCCATCAGCAGCGCACCTATAATTGATCGTTCTGCTAATCTGCTCATATTTCGCTCCCCTCTATGTAGTCAAGGATATTCTTGTTCATGAAGGTATCAAAGTTCTTGTAAAATTCGACTTTGGTTCCTTCCTGCTGCCGTTCATTCACATAGCTGGCAACAGCTATATATATCTGCCGCCGGTCCAGGCGATACCTTTGACCATTAATCAGCCTCCCGGTCTTTCCGACAAAGCCGCGATAATATTCAAATGCTTTTGCCTTTCCCCGCTTTTTAGGATATATGGTGTAAATTTTCTCGAAATCATCTCTCTGTTTTTCAAGCACTGGAGTATCTCGTGCGGCTTCTGCTGCACAAGAGCTTTTATTATCCTTACCTAACCTAACCTGTGCTTCCATTTTGGAAACATCTTGTATACAGTCTGTATCCAGAGAGTAAATTCCATTGTCAACCCTCAATATTTCACGCTCTTTTATGTATATTGTTGACTTGTATCTGTCCTTCTGAATATAATTGTTCTGCCCCCAGTGCCGAATTACAATAACTCCGCTCTCAAATGGCTGTATATAGCCTTTCATGACGAGTAGCCTCAAATCATCTTCACCGCAATTAACTACCTTTGCTATTTTTTTTGGTGATGATACAAATCCGTCATCGTCTGCTCGCATCCCCAAATGAAAATACAAGTTTTGCGCAGTGGCGGACATCTCAAGGAAATTATCCGTATCCACCACGTCAAGACTAAACATGCGCCTATTAGCCATTTATTTTATTTCCCCCTGTTGCCTTATATAGTTTCTTGCTGACCGTAAAGCCGCAAAGGTATTTCTGGCTCGGCTTTCCAGTGTTCTTATAAACTGCTTCACCTCCTGGTCACTGCTCGGCAGGAAATAGCCTCCTCCATCGTGACAGGTAGAAAGTATTACTGCTCCGGCCGTCCTCTCTCTTGCGATCTCCTTTTGCAGTTCCCGGACATTATCAAACTTAAGGTATGTACATAATTCCTGTGCGCTGATAGCATTTTCCTTTCCTGTCTGTAAAGCCTCCATAACTATAAACGGTAAGGTTTTGTCAGGTTCTACGGTTGCCGCCGTTTCCTGCATTGGTGTGTGATTCTGGGCTTCTTCCATTAGCCCTGTGCGTTTTTCTTCCTGCATAGTCATGCCCCCGTTAATTCATTGATGTACTGATCAATTTTTACCCGGTCCCAAAGAACGCGTTTTCCAACTTTCACCTTGGCCCCAATCTCTTCACCCAACTTCATAGCATTATTACGCCCGAGGTTTGTGTAGGCTCGTAACTCTTCCGTATCCATCAAACGGCTTTCTCCTGATACTGTATTCATTGCCCTTAGTCTCATCTTGTTTTCCTCTCTTTCTGTTTAACTTTGTTTAAATAATGATTGATATCAGTCACTATTTATAGTATTATAGTAACATAAATGTTAACTTTTAGCCATCAACTAAATGTACGCCATATAAAGTTAAGAGCCTAGGAGGATAAATAATGGACAATAATGATCAAAACTCATATATTCGTAGAATTCAGGGCGAAAGAATTAAAGAATGCATGAGGGACCGTAATATAAAAAGCAATGAACTTGCCGAAGAATTAAACTATACACCGCAACATATAAGTTATGTTATCAATGGAAAAAGGCGTCTGACCAAAGATATGGCAATATCTATTGCAGATTATTTAAACAAAACATCTCCAACTAAAACGCAGTTAATAGAAATGCCTTACCGTGAACTTTCTGCAGAAGATAAGGAAGAATATGCCGATGATGTTGAAAATGGCTTTGTGGCCATTGGTTATGATGATTTTGATGATATTGATTATAGATATTTATTATGTGAAACAGATTGCAAGACTAAATTTGAGCACTTCGAAACACCTCCGCAAAAAGATATAGATACTCTATTAAAAAATGGAATCAAGGCCATTCTACACCATTGTGGCTATGACTTAGATATTAAATTATGTCCTGATATCACACGTTTTAAAAACATAAAAAGTAATCCATCTTGTCCATCTTTTGTCGAGGTGCTGCAGAAGACACTATTAGTAGAAGAGCACTCTAGCCAAATAATCCGCTTATCGGATGGCAAAACCATAGATTTACTACCAGCCGAATTATATCAATTATTTCAGGATTATATAAAAGCCATCCTTAGTATAACTGAAAGAGAAATAGAACGTAAAGTATGGTATGATCAGCTCAAATCCACAAAGTAAAAATGACACCTAATCTTTCCTTTGATAATTTGCATTTTCCACGGGATTAATAATTAAAGCACTTACCTCCTTGCTCAATTATCAGATTTTTACAAACAAAAAGCGTAGGAACAGGCAATCCAAAACTGGACTATCCTATTCCTACGCATTGTTATATCCTCCAAGTTGCGTCCTGGAGTGCTTGTCAATATTTTATATGCTTATAAATATAATGCCAGATGGGGAGGGGAATTCAAGCGAAAAGTCTTATTTTAAACACTTTTTTAGACACCATGATACCTGATACACCAATGATCTAAAACTTAGGATTGACAATTATCAATATTCTTTGAATTCTGCTAAATACTTTTGAAAGAAATCAGAATCCTCACCACTAACATCCCCAAGCCATGTAAACATCATTAAAATTTCAATAGACTTCTTTTTACCATTCAAAAATGGTTTGTTTCCAAATCTACTATAATATCCATTTATATTAAATAAATTTGTTCTATTTTTATAGTTATATTTATAGATATGGCCTCTATATGGGTGATCTGATTTGTTTTTGCTACCAGAAGGCAACATATCTACATTGTTATAAAATTCTTCCGTCAAATACTTCTTAATAGCAACGGCTAAATTTACATTATACTTGATATATGTATCATTAAGCCATGTGGTAATCTTTTCGGAAATTTGAGGAAAGCCAAAGTACTCATATTCTCTTTTTGTAACTACAGCATGATATTCTTTTATAAACTGGTATAACCTCTCTGTTTCATCTCTTAAACAAGGACGTTTCTTTATCAACTCAGCATAGCAATTATAGGATATTGTGCGAAATTCACTATCTTCAAATGTAAGAAGAAAACCAGATGTATTATCACAGTATTTTTGTATGGTTTTACTTACTTGATGACCTGTTTCGTCATATATTGTCACAAACCATCTACTAAGTTCGGGAGAATACTCTCTAAGAGCTTTCTCATATTTATTTATTCGTTCATTTTCTTCTGCCGAGTGATCTTCAGCACCTTCCAAGGGAAGATAATTGCTGAAATATTCAAATATGTATTCAATTGACTTTTTAATGTTGCTTACCTTTAGCTCCATATCAAATTCATTTAGATGATCTTCCATTTTTCTTTTGGCTATGTATTCTTCTAATCTTATCATACTCAACCTCTTTTATAATTAGCATATTTCAAGCAAGGATATTGCATCACCTATTCCTGATCTGGTGTAAGTGTTAACGGCTCCACAACCATTTTATTATCTCTATCCAGAAGTAAAACTTTCCAGGTTCTGCAATCAGCGTGCTCTTCAGCATTTTACTATAATTCACCCAAGGAAAATAGACGGGGTAGCCCGCCTCTGAGATAATCTATCTTCTTGTTATAGCTATAATAATAGCCGTTACTACTATAATGGCAACCGCTACGCCTGCAAGCATCATAATTGACATTAGCTATCTCCTTTGCTTTTCTTTTATCATATCACTGATAGCAGTAAAAGAAAAGAGACACCGGGTGGGTGCCTCAATCTTTATTACTTTCCTTTCGTGCAATGAAAATGTCATTCGCTACATAATAACCCTTTAACTTATTAATCCTTTTTAATTCAGCATACTTAATATTTGTGATTACCACAACTTCTGAATTAACCCTATAAGCCAAGAACCCCGCGATAGACCACAACGGATTAAGATATAAAAGGTTAAGCCTGATATACAGATATCCTATCAACAAAAACATTATAAAATTAACAGCAATAACTCCGTAATCTTGAAAATCTATTGATAGAATAGGAATAATATAAGTCATCATATAGCTTATAATTGTATCATCTGGTCGCTCCAACTCAGTAATTATTAATTGCTTTGTTCCAGTACCTCTTAGAATTATCAAAGTACTTAACAGAGATACTAAAATACCTATGCCCATGCATATTAAAAAAGCGACTTTCTTTATTGTTAATACGTCGAAAACCGTTTTCAATTTACCAAAATGCAAGATAAGAAGCATAATATACAATGGGAAATAAGAAGAAATAAACATAGACATTTTTACTGTCAATCGTTTTATTTTGCATCACTCCCTAAATTTTATTATCAATTCCTGGTTTTTCTTTTATTAAGCTCATATAATAAGAATCTCTAGCTAATCTTATTATATCCATTAATTGCCCTTTGTGTTCATAAATTATGCCTTCTCTTGGAACTGCTTGTATTTCTACTTGTAACTCAAACAACTCTATAGTTTCAACAACGTTACTAAAATTGTCAAAACAATTTTCCAAGTCATTTTCCTCCTTAAGCATTTTTGTCAAAACCTTTTGGATTCTCATGTCATTCATACAATCTTCTTCAAATAGATCCATATTTATAATTTTATCGGCACAACGAATGCGGTCAATTGCAGTTTGCGCTTTATTAACAAATTGCTCATTTAAACGAAATATTCTTTCCAAAGCCACATGACTTAAAATTGCAATCTCATCTTCAAATACGATAATATCTATTTGCCCATCGAGCCCCAACATTTTACTATCGATTCGATTCAGCATATTTCCATGGAATGCAGCTATCAGTCCTTTAGAGTAAAGGCGCTTAAACTTTGTAACGCGTCTAAACAATTTGATGCTATTACCCTCATTATCTTCAAGACTCAAGCAATAAAAGGAAAAATTGTCTGCTTCTTCTTCTGCGTCTTCCACGTTACCAATATCAAGACTTCCTATAACTTCTTCGAAATTCCCAACATAGTCAATATTGCAAGTCTCGATTGTTCCATCCCTATACCCCGTTGGATTAAATTCTACCTGCTCATATTCTTGAAAATCTTCAATATAACTTCTTATGTATTCACGCAACGTTCCGAATATAGTAGGATCAACTTCCGGTGAATAAGAAATATATCCCTCTTTCTTTTTCCTTACAAAATATAGCGCCTGAGTCAAATCATTTTTAATCAACAGTTCACTAACGCGATGCAAATTCAT